CATGTCACGCATCGATGAGCGCTCCGACAAGAGCTACTCCACCCAGGTTTACTATTGTGCCACTTTCGGCGCGACCCGGATGGAAGAAGCTAAGGTCGTGCAAATCGATTGTGACGAGAGCGCATAGGGGGGCATGAGAAATGGCTACTGTATATAGCACGCAGCAAACCACGCTGACTCAAGACGACCCTTCTGATTTCGTGAAAGCCAACGAGCTAGGCGGTGAAGTCCGCGTTGCTCACGGCACCTACGAGGCTTCGAGCCTGGCATCTGGCGACGTGATCGAAATGTTCACCCTGCCTGATGGCGCTCGCATCCTCCAGGGCCAGCTGGCTCACGATGCGTTAGGTTCGTCCACCACCTTGTCTGTCGGCTTCGCAGCCCACACCAAGGCGGATGGCACCGCCGTCTCGGCATCTGCAGCTGCCTACAAGGCCGCAGCCGCTTCGACATCGGCACAGATCGTGGACATTGCTGCCACGCTCGCGCTGCTGAATGGCGAAGAGGTCGATGCTGACGAGAATGGCAAGACCGTCACGGTCACTATGGGCGGCGCCGCTGGCACCGGCTCCATCGCCGTGACGATGCTCTACGTCATCAGCTAACGACGAGGGGGCAGCTCAGGCTGCCCCCTTCTTTCATAGGGGCTTGGAATGGCATCAGTCGTCGATATCTGTAACTCAGCGCTGAACCAGATCGGTGCGTCGAACATCATCAGTTTGACGGAGGACAGCAAGGCTGCGCGGATCTGCAACCAGCGTTATGATTTTATCCGCGACTATGTGTTTCGAGCTCACCCTTGGAACAGCCTGATCCAGCGAGTGGAGCTGGCGCCAGACACAGCCACGCCGGCTTTCGAGTTTGCAAAACAGTTTTCATTGCCGACAGATCCATTCTGTCTGCGGGTCCTCAGCCTCGATGATCCCGACATCATCTTCCGCGTCGAGGGCCGCAAGATCCTGACAGACGAGAGCACGATCAAGCTCAAGTATGTTGGCCGAATTACAGATCCCAACGCTTACGACACGCTGCTGATCGAGACCATTGCAGCCGCCCTGGCAGCTGACCTGGCCTATCCCCTGGTCGGCAGCGCCACCCTGGGCGCGAATATGAATGTGTTCTACCAGGAGAAACTCAAGGAGGCTCGCTTCGTAGATGCGACCGAGGACAACCAGATCAACACCTCGGACACCAGCATCTCGCAAAACTTCTCGGCTGATACCTTCATCAATTCGAGGCTCTGATGGCCAAGGCATCCCCGAGCTTTAGCAACTTCACAGCCGGTGAGCTGAGCCCCCGCCTAGACGGGCGCACAGACATCCAGAAATATTTCAACGGCTGTAAGACGCTTGAGAATTTTGTCGTCCACCCGCATGGCGGCGCAAGCCGGCGGCCTGGCACGATCTTCGTCCGCGAAGTCAAGAACAGCGCACACAACGTCCGGCTGATCCCTTTTGAGTTCAATGTCGAGCAAGCCTATATCCTGGAGTTCGGCGACCAGTATTTCAGAATCCACAAGGATGGCGGCACGGTTGTATCGAGTGGCAGCCCGGTCGAGGTGACGACGCCCTACCTCCACACCGAGCTCGCCGACATCAAGTTCACGCAATCCGCGGACGTGATGTATATCGTCCACCCCAACCATGCGCCCAGGAAGATCACGCGCACCAGCCACACAGCCTGGACGATTACGGCTGTGGACTTCCAGCGTGGCCCGTTCCAGGACGCTAACCTAACCAGCACCACGCTAACCGCCAACGGCAGGACCGGCACGGTGACAATCACCGCAAGCGCCAGCACCTTTGCCAGCACAGATGTCGGGCGCCTGGTCAAGCTGCACCACGGCTTTGCCAAGGTTGCCAGTTTCAGCTCGGCGACATCTGTCACCGCTGCTGTCCAGGAGACAGCTGACGGCCGGGCTGAGCTGGCGCCAAGCTACACAGCGACGACGCTGAGCTTCCATGAGGGTGACCCGTCTGCGACCGGGCTCGAGCACAATGACCGGATCCAGGACAGCGCCGGCAACTTCCTGACCCAGGGCTTTGCTGTCGGCATGAAGATCTCGGTCTCTGGCGCCGGCACCAGCAACAACAACGAAAGCGGCGCCATCATTGTCCAGATCACCCAGGACACGATGCTGCTTTCGCCCAGCGCGGATCTGACAGACGAGGCAGCTGGCTCGAGCGTGACGATCTCAGGCGACCTGGTGGCAGACAGCAGTTTTGCCCTGGGCGCTTTTTCTGCGACGACCGGCTACCCAGCTGCAGTGACCTTCTACGAGCAGCGCCTTGTTTTCGCTTCGACAACCGAGCAGCCGCAGACAATATTTTTCTCGGTGGGTGGCAGCTTTGAGGATTTCACAGATGGTGTGGGCGCAGCTGACGCGCTGACCTACACCCTGGGATCTAATCAGGTCAACGTCATCCGCTATCTCCAAGCTGGCAGGGTGTTGTTGGTCGGCACGTCAGGCGGCGAGTTCGTGGTGACAAGCTCCGAGGATGCGCCTCTCAGCCCGACCAACGCGGTGGTCAAGCGTCAGGCAACCTATGGCTCGGCCAACATCCAGCCGGTCCAGGTGGCCAACGTCACGCTGTTCGTACAGCGCGCCAGGCGCAAGCTGCGCGAGCTGGTGTTCGATCTGAACACAGACAGCTATCAGGCGCCGGACATGACGCTCCTGGCCGAGCACATAACGACCAGCGGCATCAAGGCAATGGCGCTTCAGCAGGAGCCGGACAACGTCGTCTGGTGCGTCCTGGAGAACGGCAAGTTCGTCGGCATGACCTACAGGCGCGAAGAGAACGTGATCGCCTGGCATGAGCATCTGATTGGCGGCAGCTTCGGATCTGACAGCTTCGCTCACGTCGAGAGTGTTGCGACGATACCTGGCGCCCTGGATGAAGATCAAACCTATCTGATCGTGAAGAGGACCATCGGTGGAGCGACTAAGAGATATATTGAATATTTTAATTTCTTTGATTTCGGAGACAATATCCTTGACGCCTACTTTGTCGATTCGGGGCTGACCTACAGCGGGTCAGCTGCAACGACGATTAGCGGCCTGGATCACCTCGAGGGGCAGACAGTGCGAATCGTGGCAAATGGCGCCACCCACCCCGACAAGGTGGTGAGCAGCGGTGCCATCACGCTCGACTTTTCTGCAACCAACGTCCACATCGGCCTCGGCTACACCTCGACACTGCAGACCATGCGGATCGATGCCGGCGGCACAGAAGGCACGTCCCAGGCAAAGACCAAGCGCATCCATGAGGTTACGCTCAGACTGTTCCGCACAGTGGGCGTGGAGGTCGGCAGCTCGACCAGCGAGCTCGACCGGATACCGTTCAGATCTTCGGCTGATGCAATGGACTCTGCCCTGGCGCTTTTCACGGGCGACAAGGAGGTCGAGTTCCGAGGAGGCTTCGACACTGACGGCTTCATCGTTGTTAGGCAGTCCCAGGCGATGCCCATGACGATCCTTTCGATCATGCCGCGTCTCATAACATTCGATCAATGAACGCTATCGATTACGAGGCAGTTCACCTCGAGCAGCTGATGGAGGGCGAGCTCAACGCTGGCGCTGAGCGCCTGGGCTACATGATGCAATATGCCCACCGCCTCGAGCAGCCTGGCTGGGCCTACACGGCTATCGACCAGGGCGAGGTACTGTTTTGCACAGGCATTGTGGATATGTGGCCTGGGACTGGGGAGGTTTGGTTCATCGGCAGCCAGGATATCCACAGAAAGCCCCGGAAGGTCATCGAATATTGCAGGGGCGCCATGCGCCGCTGCGCCCTGGAGAACGACCTGTGGCGCATCCAAGGGGTTTGCAGGGCAGACTGGCCGAGCGCTCTGCGGTTCGCAGAGTTCTTTGGCTTCAAGAATGAGGGGCTGATGCGCCGCTATGGCCCCGAGGGTGCAGATTATTACAGGGTAGCGTGGTTCCCAGATGGGCATTGAAACAGCAATCTTCGCAGCTGCTGCTGGCAGCGCCGTCCAGGCTTATGGTCAATATCAGGCCGGCAAAACACAGCAAGCTGCTTACAACTTCAACAGCCAGATCGATGAGCGCAACGCCAAGGCTGCCGACCAGCAAGCTGAGCAAATCCAGCTGGCAGCAGATCTCGAAGCCATCAAGTTCCGCAATGACTTCCAGCGGCTGCAGGACGCTACCGCCCAGGCCAACCGATATAACGGCTGGATGGCTGACACCGGCACCCCGCTCAAGGTTGCCCTGGCTAACGCGACCGAGGCTGAGGAGGAGCTGGCCATAGCTGACTACAATGCCAGCATCGGTGCTGCCCAGGCTCGAGAGAGCGCTGTTCAGTCCAGGATGTCATCGCAGCTGAACCAGATGTATGGCCGGGCAGCTCGCCGGGCTGGGGTCATCAACGCCGGCAGCAGCCTCCTGGCCGGTGCGTCTAACGTCGGTTATATCAGGGCAACGGCATGAGGGTTCCAACCTATCAATCGCAGGGCAAGCGGACCACCGAGGTCTCTGCACGTCAGCTGAACGTCAGAGCCAACCCAGGCGCCTTGGCTGCCGAAAGCCAGGCGCTGGCAAATTTTGGTCAGACTGCAGCCAAGGTCGGCCAGACCTGGTACGAGCAGTCTCTGAAAGCAGAGCGCGCTGGCCAGCTCAAAAGCGCAGAGAACCAGCTGGCTCAAAAATTACGGGATGTTGAGATCCAGGCGCTCAACACAGATCCAAAAGATGTCCCAACACTTTATGAGCAAGAGACGACAGCTGCCATCGCAACCATCACCAGCGGCATCAAGGACCCTGTCGTGCAGCGCCGCTTCAAGGGCAGCGCAGCCACAGCCACACTGAACAAGAGCGTCACCATCTTCAAAGATGCGCGCCTTCGCGGCATCGATCAGAACATGGCGAGCTTCGACACGCGCATCGATGAGCGGATCAACACCATTGCAACAGGTGGCCGAGCTGATGCTCATGCGGCAAGGGTCGAGCTTTTTGGCGGCATAGCAGCTGACGGCTCCCAGGTTGCCGGCATCTTTGAGGAGATGGCTGACGCTGGCTATATCAAAGCGACAGACATTGCTTCTAGGAGGCAGACCGCAGAACAGCGCATCGACTTCCTGGGCGCACAAAGTATCCTCAACGGCGTGGCTATCCGGCGCTCAGCAGAAGATGCTGAGAGTTTTCTGATTACGCTGCAGGATCCAAAGCAGTTTCCAAACATGAAGCCTGAGAAGCGCGAGCAGCTCATCAACCGCACGAACACCCTGGCGGTGACGTTGCGCCGCGCAGCCAACGCAGAAGCTGCCAAGGCTGACGCAACTGCAGCTCGAGAGCTCAAGACAACCCAGGACACCAACTTCGCTCAGCTGATGACCCAGGTGCGTCAGTCTCGTGAAGGCGTCGAGGGCGCAGAGATGCCGACCATGCTTGATGTCATCGAGCACCAGGGCAAGCGGACGCTGACCGATACCCAGGTGACAGCGCTCGAGAAAGCTATCCTGGGACAAGACGCAGCTGCCACAAACACAGTCACGCTGGCCGGCTTTTATGCAAGACTGGATCAGGCGGAAAACCAGGAAGACATCGATCAGCTGATGGCTGACGCGCTGACACATATTGGCCCTAATGGCGATATCCAGCTGCAGGATTTCCTGAGCCTCAACGCCTACAGCAACGGCCTGATGGACAAGACCCCGCGCGCTATGGAGATCAAGCGGGTCAACAAGCTGCTGCGGAGCGCCATAGGTGACAGCGACGTAAACTTTGGCAGCCAGTTTGACCCCCAGTTTATGGGCCAGCTTCGAGCTGATGCCATCGACACCTATCACCAGCTCGTCCATGACACTGGCCGGGAGGATCCGCTTGAGCCGAAAGAAGCCTTTCAGATGGTCATGCGGATGTTCAACGATGCGAAGACGCAGTCGCTGACCTTCCTGGCCCCGAGCTCGACGGTTCTGGATCTGATTGCAGAAACAAATCCAGGCAACGCTCAAAAACTTAAAAAGTTCAACACTTGGACTGAGGTCGATCTTGAGAACGCCGGCAGGCTCGTTTCGGAATCTAAGAAACTAACGCCGCTGCAAAAAGCTCTTGAGCTCGAGACCCTGCTGCTTATCCAGCAATCTGTCCGCGACCGAGCTGAGGCATTGAAGCCGACCGTCGATAGCAACGCAAAGATTGGCGAGGGAGGTCCTAACGAGACGGACAATAACAAGGGCCTCCTTGAAATGCTCCAGTCCTATATTGGAGGAGGAAACGGTGGCACAACCGAGGATCGCTTGAAACGCATAAGGGAGCGGGGCTGATGCAAGAGAACGATCCCATCGAGCGCTTCGTTGCAGCCCGTCATTCGCAGCGCGGCAAGTCTCTGTTCGAGCAGATGCACTTTATGAATAGCGAGATGCCGATTGACGTGGACTATGTCTATGACAACGACATCACAGATCCTGGCAGACCATCGGCGCCAACCGAGGACGAGCTGATCGCTGACCCACAGTTCCAGGCGGCTTCCAAGGTTGTCTTCGATGCCTTTGGTGGCGAGGGCAAAGCTGATCGCCAGTATGGCATGATGATCGGCCAGGAGCCGCCCAAGACCCGAGAAGATTACGCAAAGTGGGGCATGGAGTTCATGGGCTGGTTCAACTACAACCTCCCGCAGATGGGCATGATCGGCTATAAGGCCAGCCAGATGGAAGAGGGCGGCATGGAGCGCTTTGCCCTGTTCGAGCTGATGGAGCTGTACGATCAAAAGCAAATCAGCTGGTCCGGCACCCGTCGCTTCTGGACAGGGGTGCTGACAGATCCATCCACATATCTGGGACTTGGGACTTTTGGCATCGGGGTTGCCGGCCGTACAGGGGTCAAGACTGCAACCAAGACCGGGCTTAAAGAGGTCCTCAAGCGAAGCGCTGGCACGGCAGCCTCGCTTGAGGCCGCCGCGTATGGCGCTGCTGATGATGTCATGCGCCAAAACGTGAAGATCGGAGCCGGCCAGCAAGGCGAGCTCGACTTCACGCGAACGGCAGCAGCAGCAGCGACATCTGCGTTGCTGGGCGGATCTCT